CGAACTTATAGACAGAAACTACTGCTCTTTGTCTGGGAGGTGATAAGTCAACCAGTGACTGTAAAGACGGTCTTTCTATAATTGGACCTTCTTTCTCGCCTATTACAGCAAGAGGCGCACAACCGTATAAAAATAATATTAATACTATGGCACGCATGTTTCATCAGCACATATTCCAAATGATCCAATAGGTATTCTAATTTCTGTAATTGTGCCGTCTATATCAAGGATTGTTAAGACAATTTCTGTGCCTGTGTTTATGAAATTAATGGTATTGCCTTCTAAATCAACTGAGCCACCTGAACCGCCTTTATCATTAAATAATGATTCAGCTAAGTCTTGGCTTAATCTACTGAATATACGAGATTCCAGATTGCGTACAAACTTAGCAAGAGTAGTGTTATCAAGTTCTCTAGCTGCTTCGTTTAATGCAGATTCTATATCTTCAGCTATTTTTTGTTTACGAGAGGATTCTTGTTCGTCTATGGTTAAATAATGAGCCGAAGTACCAATACCACTAAATGCGGGGTTTTTAAATTGAAATAATACCTCTGTAGCTTTTATATTTCCTGATACAAAAGACAATAATATTAGCCAGCCTATTATCAATAACCCATTATCTTTTAGTTTTTTTGTTGTCATCTTTTTCTTTTAACTCTAATACTGTATTTACCTTTTGTTGTAATCGTATCATATCTTGGTCTAAGAGCCTTAATTGGTCGGTTAAGCGTATAATCGTTATTTTCATTTCTTGTACGGCTGGGTCAATCTTATTAGTTATTGTCTGCCATACAAAATATACAAAATATCCAAGACCAACCACCATAACGACTGGAAAGCCAAACTCTGAAACTACCTGTACTATATCCATTAATCACGCCTTGCATCTATCTTGCCATCCTCAACAAAGTTTTCGCTTCTAGCTATACGTTCTAAATCAGGTGATAAACCCAACGCACTACTTACGCTTGTGTCTATTCTAATCATGTCGTTATTCATAGTGGAAGCTCTAGTTATGAGCATTTTAGATATAGATTGAACGGTTTGTATCTCACTAACCAAGCCATCCATTAGTTGTTTCATCACTAGGAATATAAAGTAAGCCATGATTAACCCGCCAGCAACAGGCAGGCCTAATTCCGCTATTAATGTAAAACCCTGTTCCATTTGTTTAGACTGTCTTCTGCAATAATCATATCAAGTACACCGACCACAGATACTTCATAATGTTCTGCTTGACGTTCTGCATCCTCGTAAGTTTTAGCTATTATTTTAGGACCTTCGTAATCTTTTCCGTTATAACTAAATTCTGTGAGAAAGATACGCATTAATCCTCGCCTTTAAACTTTTTACTTTGTCCTGATGTACCTGCGTAAATTCCAAACACAGCTGCCATTGCGCCTGTAACTACAGAAACAAGACCAGCTTGTTCTAAGTTAGGTTCTGGAATGGTCATGAACCATGTGACTACATTATAGAGTAATACAATATATACAGTCACAAATGCTCTAGGAAATATACGCCAAGCATCTACTGTTTTAGCTAAATGAATCCATTTCTGAAAAGGATTGTTGCCAGAATTTACTGTATGGGTATCAACTTCTAGCTCTATTTGGACTTTCTTTGTTTCCACAGTTCCTTCCTTTGCCGTTGTAGCCGGGTTAACAGCTTTTAAAACTGCCCCCACGTAAAGCGGCTCGCATTCCTTTTTTCTTGCCCTTAACCATAATACCTTTTTCAGTATTAGGTGCTTTTGAAGCAACAGGACTTGAATAAGGAATAGAACCTTGTCCGTCTACTACAAGTTTAGATACAGGTTTAGGTGCATCTTCTCCAGGTCCGCTAATAATATGTACTTTACTCATAATTTTTACCTTTTTTACTATTTAATAATTTTTCCATAACCACGTAAAGCTTTGCCACAAGATTTATTTTTATTTACAGCGCCACCTTTGTTAAATTTTTCATACTTTACGCTGTTAAATTTTTCACCTTTCGCAGCTAAATCAGCCTTAACCTTACCTGTAAAATTTTGTTTTTTCTTCAATAAAGCATTTGTAGCGCCTTTACCCCGGTCCGCTGCTAACTCCTTGTTAACTTTAATAAGCTGTAGTTCATTAAAAGATTGTTTAACCGATCCTTTAGGCTTAACATAAGTTCCTGCTTTCTTTTTTGCTGCTATTCTTTTAGCCGCATCCGCAGCTAACTTGGCGGTTCGTGCCGCTGCGGTTATATAAACCACTACTGGTTCCTCTGCTTCATGGCCTCACGTGTTTGCGCCGCTTGTATTCTAGCGGCTGTTTGCCGTTCTTGACTTGCAATACGTTCTTGAAACTCAGTAGACCTTTGACCTAAACGTTCTCTATCAAACGCTAGTTCTTGTTGGTCATTAGACAAATTGCCTTGCACTTGCTGTTCTTTTATAGCTAACTCTTGCTGTTTAAGACCAATTAAGGGGTCCTGTTTTTCCTGTCCGCCGCCGGCTAGTTGTTGACTTAAAGCTTTAACTTCTTGCATTCCTTGTGCAATAAACTGTGCTTTTAATGCCTCAAACTCTTGGCTTCTTGGCGCTTCAACATCTCCACCGTTAGCCATCGTTTGCGGCGGCATCATGTTTTGGGGAGCGGCTTGTTGAATACCATTTAATTGCGGTTGTTGCGGAACAGCTTGTTGCGGTTGCATAGTCGCCTCGGCTTTTTCTTCCGCCTGTACTCGAACGTGCTCCATTATGTGTTTTTGTAAATCCATAGCTAGTTTCGGCATTTGTGCAATCATAGGCGAGTTTCCAAAAATAAGGTGGGCGGTGATATGTGCTTGATGCGCTTGGCCTTTAAATACTTTTAATGGTATACCTTCCATAGCATCAATATTTTCTTGTGCCGGATCACGTGGTTCCGCTTTATCTGTTGTATGTGAAACTAAAATCTTATCTACATCACGTACCCCCAAAGCTTCGTACATCCTACGATATACTTCAGGAATATTATGTATTTCAGGCGCTTGCATAGCTAACTGCATTTCTGTTTGAGCTACGGCTATGCGTTGCGCTTGCGAAAAAGTGTTAGGGTTAGATACTGGCATAATATCTATGCGATTATCAAAATCCACACGTTTTACAGATTGGTCTGCACCGGCTACGCTATAGGGGTATTCTTCTGGTAAATAATCAGCCATAACTTTAGAGAGAAGTTTAAACTCGACACGCATAGCATAATGCAGGCGTTTATGAATGGCGCTCATTACTCGAGTACCCTGCTCTAACATAGCGATAGTAGTACCTACCGGAGCATTTTGATTACCATCACCTACTTTTAAATCGGTAATAGTAGCAAAACGTTGGGCGGCATCTACTACAAAACCTAACAATTGGAATAACGTTTGGTCGGGCCCTTTAAAGGGTAACGCCATTAAACTATCACGAATAGCGCCGCCCGGAGCATCTACGTCCCGGAACTCGCCCGGTTGTAGTGGCTCATTATCGTCCCTAATCCTTAAACCGCGTGCTTTAAAACCAGCGGGTAAATTAGATAATGTCCCAGCATCAATCAACTGCCTTAAAGCCGCCGTTGCCGTGCGAGACAATCCACCGATAGTGTGGATTAAACCTAGTCCGTAGAAACCAAAGCCCGGGAGAAACTTGTAGTGTATAAAGTATTGTATTTTGTGTTTAAGTTCGTCTTCCTCGCGATAGTTCCTACGAATAGAAAGCACCTGACCATTATCTTCACTAACGGTAACAATGTACGGTATTTTAATACCAGTAGCTTCGCCATCCTCGTCAGTTTCTTCAAAGCCGGGTAAATCTAAATCAACGTGACACTCTAACAAAGTACAATCATAGTCAATGTTAGAGGGTTGTGTCCCGTTAATGCTGTCCATTTCAGCGCTAACACTATCCGTATCGTCTTGAGCAGGGATAACGGGGATGTCGCGGTAAAATCCAGACAATTGTTTTTTGCGTAAGTCATTTAAAGACATACGTACTACGTGCGTAATGTTAGGGCACGTTTCTAAGTCATTAGCTTCATACGGTACAATTAAATTTTCAGCCGGAATAAACTTACAAACGGCTCGGTCTAAACCTTCGTCGTAATAAACCTTTTTAAAAGTAGAGCCCGCCAGTGGTAAATAAAACAACATTTGGTCAAACTCAGGTGTGTATTCTTCCATTACATCAGTAATGTAGTAATTCATAAAATCACGTACACGTACCGCTTGGTCTTCTTTAGCGTGAGTAGGTGCCCCAAGAACCACGGTTCGCACCGGTCCGCCAGAAGGTAACAATTCGTTAAAAGCTTGTGCCTGAAACTGCACAGCAGCTTCGGCTAAAATAGGGTGGGTTACTCCAGTAGCGCCACGAAACGGTTCAGTTCGGTCTTCGTATTTAAAGCCAAGTAACTCTAAACCTTTAGAGTAAGCTTCTTCCCAATCAGACCGAGAGGCTTTGTTAGATTCATATTCAGACAGTAAATCACCAGCAATAGAACCTAATTCCCGATCATCCATATCTTCAGCAAGATTGTCATAAAAGTTTTCTGACTCGCGAGCCGTGCTCATAGGATCAAAGTCCAGTGTTACACCCCCGTCATCTTCTTCTATAATTTCAATGTCTTCTGGAATATCCATAGGAACATCGCTAACTAAAGCTTCAACTTCAATCGCGTCCATTTCTTCTGGATCAAGACTCATGCCTTGACGTTCTATTAAAGAAGCTATCGGTTTATCTTCATCTGCCATTTAAAATACCTTTAATAATTAGGGTACAAACTCATAACGCCGCCACCATTTGCTTTTCTTGCAGCGCCGCCGCCGCCTTGATTACCGCTACCACTAAAATCAATAGGAGCTACGTTGGGTATTTCGATAGTATTGGGGTTAGCCATAG